GCTCTGATGTGCGCCCAGCGGAAAGCAAAGAAGCGCATATCGGTCGAAGAGGACTTCATACGCTCTAACATCGAGAGTTTCGGAAACAGCATCGGTCAGACGACCAACTGGATAACGAGTATGTTCGAGATGCGGTCGCATTTCGAAAAGGACTCAAAAGAGTACAATATACTCTCCTATCGAATCCGTTGCGGGCAGCTATACCAGCAGAACGAAATCGATAAGGCAAAGGGCATCGTGTGCAAACCGATGGAAAAGTCGTGGCACGACAGACACGAAGCAAATCGTGTTGAAGATCCTGACAGGCGCGAACTGTACAAACGGATCGTTGCCGACAAGAAGCCTTATTTTATGCGGTACATATATCCCTCTCTCAAGAAGCAATACAATACATACATAAACAACACCAATCGCAACGCCATGAGAGAGTTTCAGAAGACGGTCGATGAGCTGATGGAGATTCCTGCGGAAGAGCTTACATGCGACCAGTCCGAGTTCCTGCGCTTCTTCAATATACGGATGCCGGTCGGCGTCGGAGACTGCATTATGAACAAGATATGCAGGAGGTTCGAGTCCGCTTTTGACGGCTATGTCGGTAGACATAATGCTTCGGTCGGTTTTGACTATCGCATTCTGAAGAGCGATGTGGAATATCTCCAGAGCCAGTATTATGCGATAAAGAAACTGATCGCAACCTATACAAAACGCATTACGAACTACATCACGTTTGCTGACTATGAACGGCTCGATGAGTACGAGTACATTGAGCGTCTGGCGGATATGCGCGAAGAGTTCAAAAAAGAGTGCGGTTCCATTTGTCCGGACGGACGCGCCCTGTGTAATATCTTGCTTGACTTGTGCTACACCAAGAGTTCCACAAAAAGATTCTGCTGGGATATGTGTGGCGATGAAATCATCAATAATCTTCTCGAAAAGAACGACTATCTGATCCGCTATCCTACTGAGGATGCGGACGGCGATATAGAGTTCTCCGGGAAACGGTTTATCATAAAAGAAAAGTGTTTGGGGGTTGTCGACGATGACTATTGTGTTGAATGAAAGAGATTGGGCCGAGGAAATGATCGCCAATCGTTCCCTCGGCAAGAAGCCGATAGAAACAATGAGACGCGTCGCAAGATATTACATAGATAACGGTATGTCCAAAAAAGAAGTCCGAAGGATGCTTGACAGTTTTCTGGTACAGTGCGACCAGACAGCCTCCATCCCGAAGTGGACAGACTCTTTGGACAGCGCACTCGCATGGGCCATGAAATACGAGGCAATAGAAATCGAAAGTGTCAACATAACTAAAGCCGAGATGGCAAAGATCGATTCTCTTGGCGGCAAGCAGGTACGCAGGCTCGCGTTCACTCTCCTCTGTTTAGCAAAATACTGGAACGCTGTGTCCGGTAAGTCTGACGGTTGGATCAACAATAAGGACTCCGATATCATGCGCATGGCAAACATCAATACATCCATCAAGAGGCAGAGTCTGATGTACTATAATCTTCGCGAGGCAGGTCTCATCCAATTCTCGAAGAAAGTGGACAATACAAATGTCCGTGTATGCTTTATAGAGGATGGAGAGGTCGTGATGCGTATCACAGACTTCCGTAACCTTGGGTATCAGTACCTCATGTATCACGGAGAGCCGTACTTTGTGTGTGCAAACTGTGGCATTACGGCAAAGATCGAGCACCCGGAGAGAGGGCGCAGGCAGAAGTACTGCAAGGAGTGCGCAGCTCAGGTCGATCTTCAGGCACGGATAAATTCGGTCATGAAGAGAAGGTATCATAGAAATACTACCCAGTAAAATCGAAAATGTTGAGAAAAATCGTAGCCCGAAACCATTGGTATTACTAAGGTTTCGGGCTATTTGATGCAGCGCTTTATTGAAGGGTAAATAACAAATTTACCTTTCAAAATTTTTTTGAACAAAGGAATGATTTGAATTAATGGTATTGGTTACTAAATCTGAAAAAGAAGCGATTCTTAAACGCTTTCCGCGAATCGGGATGGTTCGCACAATGAAACAGAGAAGCAAGCGTCATAGATACTACTGTGAAGAAGCGCCCCAGGTGATGCGCTATCTTGATAAACTTCGTGGAAAGGATCCTCGTAATAATGGATCTAAACCGCCGCGCAGATGAGACTCCGCTTCAGCACCATAAGAGGCTGCTGGACGGAAAGCTTACCGACAAGACGCTGGCTGACATAGACTATTCCGAATTGTCGGAGTATGTGTATGGTCAACCTTATTCTTCTGACGTTGCCAGAAGAATGATGTACGGAAGCAAAAAGACGCTTGACTTGCTTGAAGGAGAAAAACGACTTTCGATCACCGACCCGGATCTTGCTAATGAGATCGATATGCGTATGCTTGAGCTTCAGAAAGAACGCCAAAAGTTTTATGACCAGAGAATGGCCTATACAAAAATCGTTCGTGAACAGGCACGCAATGAGGAAATCATTGAGCTTATCGAGCAGTGCCTCAGTGAACGAAAGCTGCCGGAGCTCAATCCTCATTATTCTGATATTTCACTTGGGACATCTGAAAGCACATTGCTTGTCAGCCTGAATGACATGCATTACGGGGCATACATCGACAATGCGTGGTGCAAATACAATTCTGACATTTGTGCAGAGATGCTCGAACTCTATCTGGAGAAAATTAGAAAGATTTCTCACGTCCACCAGTGCAGAGATTGTGTTGTGTGGGCCGCCGGAGATTTTATCTCTGGAAACATCCATCGAAGCATTCAAGTAACGAATAAGGAAAACGTTATTGCCCAGGTAATGGGTGTGTCTGAGTTGATTGCACACTTTCTTTCAGCTCTCAGCGGGATGTTTGAGACTGTCCGCTTCGTTAGCGTTTCCGGTAATCACAGCAGGATTGAACCGAACAAGATTGACGCACTCACCACGGAAAGGCTTGACGATATTGTTGAGTGGTATCTTGCTGCAAGGCTTCAGAACTTCGATAATATTCTTATCAGAGGAGATCATAGGATCGACAGTACGATTTCTGTGTTTGACATTCGCGGGAAAAAGTACTGCATGGTACACGGAGATTTTGATGTTAACAAGAACAGCATCCAGTCGCTCCAGTCTATGATCCGCGAGCCGCTATACGCCGTGCTGTCCGGGCACATGCATCATAACCAGACAGATATTGTTCAGGGTATTCGTACGATCATGGCCGGTTCATTTGAAGGAATGGACGAATATTGCGTTGAGAAGAGAATATTCGGCGAGCCCGAGCAGATGGTATGCGTTTGCGACGAAGACGGCATTGTGTGCCATTACAATATTTCTATGAAGGTAAATACATAATCAAAGGGGTGAGCTTACGTGTCCAGAAAGACAGTAATGAATAGGATCACCTCACCTGAGCTTTTAGCACAGGTAAATCCGGCAAACAAGGAATTAAAGGAAGAGTTTCTTACTTATTTAAAGGCAATAAACAGAAGCGAAGGGACGATAAAACAATACTCCAATGATTTGGATATTTTCTTCTGTTGGGCTTTGAATAACGCAAAGAACAAGGATTTTTCAAACATTTCCAAGCGCGACATAATCGCGTACCAGAGTTGGCTTATCAACGAGAATCAAAACAGTCCGGCCAGAGTTCGCAGACTTAAGGCAGCAATCAGTTCGCTGAGCAATTTCTGCGAGAACATACTCGCCGACGAAGACCCGGCATACGCAGAGTTCCGATCAATCGTAAAGAAGATTGAGAATCCTGCCCTTGCACCGGTCCGCGAAAAGACGGTCTGGGAGGAGGCACAGCTTGAGGATCTGATGCAGAAGCTGGTTGGCAAGAAACAGTATGAAAAGGCATGTATGCTCGCACTGGGTACTTACAGCGGAAGAAGAAAGGCTGAACTATGCCGTTTTCGCGTGTCAGATTTTGACGATGATAAGTTGATCTGCGGCGGTGCTTTGTATAAGAGCTCCCCCATAAGGACTAAGGGGCATGGGGGTGGCAAGGTTATCCCGTGCTATACACTCGCCAAGAAGTTCAAACCATATCTGGACTATTGGCTGAGTCAGAGGAACGAGGAAGGTATAGATAGCGAATGGTTGTTTCCCGACCCTTCTGACTATACAAAACAAATATCCATATCCACGGTAAATAGTTGGGCTGTATCATTCAGCAGACTGTCAGGAGAGAACTTTTACTGGCACAGCCTGCGGCATGCGTTTACAACCAGTCTTGCAAAGGCGGGTATACCGGACAGCGTAATTCAGACTATCGTGAATTGGGAAAGTGCCGATAT